CAGTCTTCCTGCTCTTACCTGATCTTTTACATTTTCTATTGCATTCAATCCTTGTGAATATATAGATTTAATATCAGGATTAGTTTGTAAAAACTTTTGGAATCCTATTGTCCCTGTTTGTCCTTTTGTTGCATCAGGATCAACTGCTACCATTCCTAACAATTGTGCTAAATTGTAAGCTCTTTGAAATGCAGGTAAATTTTGTTGATACAATGATTGTATTGCAGGTAATTCAGCTCCCGGCAATTGAGTCTGCAAAGCTTGTGCGTATTGTCCTGTAGGAATAGTTCTGTAAGGATCTGCTGTTGTCAAACTAGGAGATATACCTGCAGCTCCCATTCTTGTAGTAGTTCCTCCAAGTGTACTTTGTCCATATTTTTGCCTGTTAATAGCTGCCCTTACACTTTCAGCAACATCATCGTCAGGCAAATATCTTATGGTTCCGTCTGCAGCCTCAAATGTTGTGCCTACCTGATCTCCATTTTCATCAAAGACTATACTTCCTGCTTTAGTCCAATCGTCTGAATCTAATCCCAATTCAATTGCATTTTCTTTACTATATCCTTTTAAGGCAAGACCTTCGCTTTCTCTTACTTGTTGTCTTACTGCTTCTTGTACTATAGCTAGTTCATCTGCATCTAATGCTTGAACTTGTCTGCCTGTATCTACATTCATTATTCCAATTGCTGCAAGTTGTCCTTCATTGTTATATTGAACATCTAAATCAAATTTTGCAAAATTTAAAGGCCCATCTAAAACATTGTTAAGTCCTGAAAAGTAATCTATAAGATATTCTTTTTGTTGAGCTTTCCATTCATCATCAAATCCAAATTTTTTTATTTTTTCTATCTGTGTACCTAAATCACCTTTCATACCTCCAACATCAAGATCAAAGTCAGTAGCTTCAAAAGTTGGAGTTTGCTTGGCATATAAACTTGCTTTTTGACTTGCAGTCATTCCAATATTAGTTCTCCAACTATCTAAATATTTAGATGGAGGATTGCTATATAAATCATTTGCAAGTTTTTTAGAATTTAAATCTTTTTCTGTATCTTCAACGGAATTAAATGTAATAAGATCCTTTACTTCAATCTTTTGAGATTTAGCTATATCTTTATAAATTCTAGGGTCGTCTAAATTTCCTAACATTACAAACTTATTTGTTGTATTGTCATATTTAAAAAGAGGAGTAAATCCTATAGCTTTATCATAAAGTTCTTCTGAATAAGTATCTTGAGGATTAAAATTTTCTGCGTAAGAGGGGCCACTTGCTCGAGCTACTCCTCCTAAAAACTTCCCCATTCCTGAAAATTTACTTGTTCTTTTTTTGTCAAAATTTTCTCCTGTCGGATCTATTTTTTGTGCAAAAGCATTATTTAATTGTCCATCTTCATTTCCTAATAATATTTTTAAAGCATTAGAAGGTGGAGTTCCTTGAACTGCAATGTATATAGATTCTCCTGAACTATTTGTTAAAACTGTAGGATATGATTTTATTGGTGGTGCCATACTTAAACTCCTTCGGGGCCATATCTTTGTGTTAATAAGTCTAACCTAGTTTCCTCGTTTTGTGCTCCGGGTCTTGGACTTCCGGGTGGCACATTCGGCCCTGCCTGAGGAGTAGGTGCAGGAGGTGGTGCTCCCATCATAGCATTAGGCATAACCCTTGGGTCTGCTGTCGGGGGGCCTCCCATTCCTTGTTGTTGTTGTGGCATAGCCACTTGTTGTAATTGTTGCATTGATTGTATTTGTGCTTGTAACTTCTGATTAATGATAGTCGTTAATTCACCAAAATACAACTGAGCAAGATCGGGTCTCCCTCTTTCTTCTGCTGCTTTCATCAATGTATAAAGCTGTGCTTCGGGTAAAGCTTTCTCAGCTAACTGTTCATTGATAGCATCATCAATCATATCTGTGTCTTGTAATCCAAGGATTTTATCCCTGATAAAGATGTCAGGTAATAATGGAGCTTCTCCTTCTCTTGCTATTTGAGCCATGCTCATCTTTGTCATATCGTCTTGAGGTAACTGTCCTACAAATGTTATCTCCATATCTCCTGCATCTTTGATGGCTGCAGGAGTAATCTTTTCAGAAAAGTATTGTCTGTTCATATCCTGACCTGTAAGTTCCATAACATCAAACGATTCAGTCAAATATTGATCTGTTAATAACATACAAATAGTTGTGTAAGCATTTTCCATTGCTTCTATTCTAGGTGAGATTACAGAATCAATACCTTGTCTAAGTGTATTGATTGCAAATCCTGATAATTGAAATTGTATATCTCCATAAAGTGTATGTGGAATAGATCCTCTTTGGGTTTCTCCTGAGATCAATCCCATAAAAGCTCCTGTTTCTTTGGCAACTTCCATCATACCTAATGGCTCTACATCTTCTCCTTGTGCCAAGGATATTTCTGTACCTTCTTTATAAGGATCCTCGTCAAGTGTTTTCATTCCATCTCTTGATCTAATCTTTAGTCCTTGCCGTCTTGCACGGGAAGTTAACTCTAGCATGATAGACATTATCTGATTGTTCTTTTCGTAATTTTCTCTATTATGTTTAAATATACTTTCACCATAATCAGCAATCGTGTCATCAATAGGAGTCATATCATTAAGTGCCTGTATCATAGGTGCCGCACCAACAGGCCCCAAAAATACAGGGACTCTGTCTGCTCCATGTGGAGTAGGTTTCTTAGCTACTCTTCCGTTAGAAAGAACTACTGTGTTCATTTCTTTATCATAGTAATCATATACATCTATCCAATCTTCATCATCATAGTCTTCGTTTCTTGGAAGTTTAATATTATATTGACTTTCAACTAAGTCTTTAGATTTTTTAACTTTATAACAAGCCCACTCTAGTCCGTTTGCTCCGAGTGACCAATATGTGTGCATTGGATCCCAAGGAGTAATATCTACATAAGTCTTTTCGTCTTTATCTTTTACAAGTAAAGATCTGCCTGCATACCATCCTCTTAAACAAATATACCAACTCAATTGATTTTTAATAGAGGGCATTGAATTTCGTTTAAGTCTTTCGTCTGCGTTTCTTAAAGTTCCAAGAAAAAACTTTTCTTTCATATTATTTGCTTTCCTAATGTCTTCTTTTTCAGAAACATTAGGAATCCTTGCTATTAATTCTGATTCAGTAACAAAAGAAACTATCTTATCTGCATAAGTTGAAGGTTCATTTGAGGTATATGACTGATAACCATCACCTGCATCGTAAGAATCTAGTCTATAAAGAGAGTAATCTTTGTCCATTCTGTTTCGAAGTGGTTCTGTTGCTTCGTAATGACTCTCTACTTTGTCTATTATTTTTTCAGGTTTATATGTACCTCGTGCCATTTACCACCTCTTTACACGAATTGATGTTCTATTTTCTATATGTGCGTAGCCAAAATGGTTAATTAAACCATAAATTACGGCTTTCACACCATGATTATACTTATCTTCGGGTTGATTGCCAACTATATTTCCATCTCTATCTGTTTTCCACTTGTACACAAGTGTCTGTCCATTAAACGGATTAGGTGCTGCTCCAAACTCTGACAAGATCCCTTTACATTGTGGGTTAATTATTAGTCTTGGCTCTCCATTAGGAGCAAGTTTTAACATAGATTTTAATTTTTCTGTACCATCATTGATCTTAACTTTTTCAGAATCAAGAAATAATCCTGTTTCATTCATCCAAACTTCTGCAGGAGCAGCCATAGCCTGATGTTGATACCCTGCTACATCAATAACTCCGTACTGAACATCTTTCCACCACTCTCTATTTTGACAAATGTTAATCATTTCTTCTGTAATAAGGGACTTTTCGTAGACTTCATCGATAATCCTAACTTGACCATTGATGATCTGTATCGCTTCGATAGCATAGCCGCCTGCATAGCCCGGGTCGATCCACAAGTGGATGGGTTCTTGTGGTATATACTTAGCCTCTTCTGATATATGCTTGTCACTTCTGAACTCTTGGAACACGATGCCAATAGGTGGCGAAGGTATTCCTTCAATTCTTTCCATAAAGAAAGCATCACTAGCTTCATTCTTAAGTTTCTGTATTTCAGGGTCATCTTTGCCTCCCGGATATAAATGTTTATTCGTATAAGAGGGCAGGGAAAAAGATTTTTCATCTTTATCTCCATATTTCCATGCCTGAAATAATTGTGGGTACCATCCAAGACTACCTTCAAATGTACCTGCAAGAAACATCCATGCTCCCCTAGGTGCACACCTACCTCTTATCCTATAATAACTTTCTAGGTCTAACTGACTAGCTTCGCATCCGATAATTCCATTAGGTGCTCTCATAGCAAGGGTTCTTGGGTCTTTTGCTGACTTAGTTTCAATAACTGTCCCGTCAGCAAGTTCGATTCTGCCCGGATCTACTCTCTTAGAGGCCTTTTTTAGAAGTCCTAGCTTTCCAAAATCCTCTACCAAGTATTCAAATTCAGCTCTAGTTCTGCCATAGTCGGCAGCAACTAGCCAATATAATCCTGCACCCTCTGTTTCAAAAACTCTTTTCAATAAAAATTTGCTAGCTATTACACTTTTACCTGCCTGTTCCCCACCTGCTACAAGATTAAATCTTTTTTCACTATCTAAGATTATTCTTTGCTCGTCAGTAGGTTCAAACCCTACTTTCTCGTAAAGAAAATCAGTTAATTCATTTTGACTCTGAGTCATTGATTATATCCTCTGCTTCTTTAACTACTTTAGGCTTTTTAGATTTAGCCATTCTTCTAAACTCTGCAATAAGTTGTCTAGAATCGTCACCTGCACTTTCTGTTTGCTTGTATCTTTCAGGCAAGTGAGCATTTAATAAGGTAATTAATAAAACAGGTTTCCCATAATCATCATTTTCAACCATCTTATCTATCAACTGAAAGGCTTTACTTTCTAATCCCTCTCCAACTGCTAGCTTTTCATGGTCAAATTCCTGTTTAAACTCTGAATCTTCTCTAAACCATTCATATAATTTCGTTCTACCTACATTTATTTTGCTTATAGCCGTAGAAATTGTCTTGGTTTTCCTGTATTCCTTTAAAAATTTGTCCTTTAATTCGTCTTTTTCTTCATCACTAAATGCCATTGACCTGTCCTCCTATATACAATATAATAATATTGTTGACTCACATAGTCAACTCTTTCTCTCGTGATAGGGGGAACAAATAAATATTCACATATAATTATCTATTCTAAACAAAATCCCCCTATCTCACATCAATTCACATTGTGTCTACAACCGTAACTTCTTTTTTAGGTATATAGTTCGAGTGTTCGAGCGAGTGTTACGGATATACGGAGAATACGGAGTATTCAATGTACTAAAGATTCTAAAAATCTAAAAATTCCGCTTGACACTGTTTGCAATATAGCTATATAATAGCTAATAGCGAGAGAAGAATACCATAATTAGCTTTGCTCTCCCCGTAAGAGGGAGAGCAATTAGCTATATAGTAGCTACACCGAGTGGCCTTTTTGCAAAAAAAATTCTGTCAAGGGTATGAATCACCCAAACAACGCAACCCCAAGCCATACCCCCCTCTCCCCAAGTTGCGACAACTACCTACTACCAATAGCGATCACTACTTAGGCATTTATCTTAGCTACCTGTGGTTGTGGCTATTTTTTATAGTGTTCAGTTTGTTCATTTTTTAATATCTATGACCTTGTGGCTTTGGCAAAAAATTGCAACGGATCCTAATTGCTACGCAATATCCATTGCAATTACGAGTCAAGGAAATAAGTAGGGAACTTGACTCTTTTTGCCAATTCTTATTATTAATCAACGATCGAGAGTATAGCATACAAAATAGAACCTTATCAAAATAGATCCAAATTTTTTTGCGATTTTGGGTGTGCTAGGTGCAAAATAGCAAAAAAATTCGCATTCCAATTTGACAAGAACCTATTTTCTATGCTGTGAAGATCGTTAATTTATAAATATAATTTCAGAAAAAGGAATAAAAATGGAATTAGATAATTTAGACAAACTGTTTGTTGAGAAGGCAACTATGACGACAGTCTTAGAAACCCATCAACCCAACACATTCATTGGTGACATAGATTTCTTCAGTCAAGGATTCAAGGTGTCAAAAAACCCAATATACAATGTAGATGAAAATGAACCTACTTGTGAGAACTGTCTGACAACAGAAAATACAGACTTCATAAACTGTGAATGTTTAGACGACAGTTACTATGTAGGTAGGCTTCAATCAAGGCATTGTAAACAATGTTTATATATAAACTGTAAGGTGCACAGATGAAAGCAAATAAACCCCCCACCCATGTTTTCACATACGAATGGAATAAATTCCCCCATAACCACTCAATTAAATGCACTAAACTCATAGTCTTCAATAAACTTGACAAACTATTCAATGGAAACATTAGACTAGAATGCAAATGTAAAAGTAAATATTGATGACTAAAGTCATAATAAATCTCACTCTACATGGTGAGAGTGAGATTTATTACTCTTGCAAAAAATTGTAGTTTTATAAATCAAATTCATATTAAAGGACATTATGAATAATCAATCAACTACACAACAAAAATCTAATCAATCCAAGTTCAAATTTCCCCTATCTGTTTATGCAGGTGAGAAACATCCTTGTGCTACTAAGCCAATAACATCCCCAAATTTCTACCCTGCCCGTACAGATATCTTCGACAAGCAGGGAAATAAGATCTATTCAGCAGGTGATCCAATCACAACTATGTACACAATGGATTGGACTGAGTATGGATCTTATAAACCTAATCTTGATAGGTGGGCAATAGACTTTCCCGAACTTATCAACAACTCCATGAAACCCCGACAAGATGAACTAGATACTCAACAAAACCTTAGGGACTCCTTGTATGAAGACGCAGACGAAACCGATTCTATTAAGGAAAGGGAAACTCTGTTACAACATGCAAGATACGAAGGTCAAAAACTATGGGCTATGAAGGCTAAAAGAGCAGGCTACTATGACAAATCAGCAGGTGCTCAAGTGACTTCAGAAGATGACGCTAGAATAGCTGAATCTAACCCTGTGTCTGAACTTCGGGACAATGCTTTAGAACCTGAAATCCATCAAAGCTAATTCTCACAATTTTCCTTCTCTTTTCTCTAGCGAGAAAAGAGAAGGAAAATTGCTCGAGAGGGAACCCATAGACCTTATCTTAGTTCTGTGTGGTGATGTGGTATTATAAACAATAACTAAAAAGGTAATTATGAAAAACAAAAAGAAAAAAATAGAAGACTTAATTAATGAAATGGATTGGGATCCAAATAAGATTGATTCTAAAGAAAAAGAAAATTTTAATATGCCCGATCCTAAGGCAATTCATCTTCACTATAATAAGTTGGAAAAAGAAGTTAAAGAAATATATAAGAATCCAACTTTCAAAGAATATGAAGAAGAAATATACAAACTAGCCATTTCAAGTATTAAAGATTTGTGCGATTATGTAGCAATCAAAAAGATACAAGCTGATAAAAGACTAACTTTTGAAGAACAAAGATCTTTAATCAGAAAAATTGCACCAAGTATAAAAGAATACGAAATAATTGGGTTAAATGGTAGTACTATGTTACACAAAGTAGTTTTACCACAATTAATAAGATTTTGGACAGACGCAAGTGAAATTGTAGGTAGCCCCGAACAATTTGAAAATGTATCTGACAGTCAAATGGATCAAATACTTCAAAACATTGAAGATTATATTAATTTAGATGATATAGAAGGAAGTGATGATAATGAGTAACACTGAAAAAATAAACTTTGATGTTGAACTAGAAATAGCAGAGAAAGAAAAAGAAAAAGACTTCAAAGCTTACTTGGATAATATCTATGAATTATTTATGGCAGAAATAGATCCTAAAATAGATACTATATTAGAATGGTATAAGAAAAGTGATGACTCATATTTATATGATGACATCATTAGAGAATTACTATTCAAATTATATCTTGAAAGTCCTAAGAAAGCTTCCCAATTTGTCCTTGAAGACTTTGAAAAAGCAAAAGAAGATACAGAGTTCCATAAAGAACAATTGAAATTAAATTTTTAATTCCTTTTGGTAATTTCAGTTGTTCCTATATAAGATATAAATATCTCTCCGACATAGCGAGAGAGATATTTATATCTTTTGTTTTATTAATTTAATTAAGGGAAATTATGAATAAAAAATTCGACTTAATTCAACAAGATCCTATGGCTGACATTCGTATCAAGCCTTTGATTACCGATGATGGTACTAAATCTAGAGCTAGAGCAGTTCTATTAGATACCGGCAAAAAAGGTAAAGGCAAGTATAAGGAAGTTGGTGTTGTAGGTGAGAAATATTACTTAATAAGTAATAAACAATTAGTTCAAGATGTAGTTAATCCAATTATAGATAGAACTGATAACAATTTTAGTCTTTCCAAAGAGTTCTTTAACGGATCTAGGTGGCAAAGATTTTATGTCGCTGATGACTTAACAATACCAATAGAATCAGTAGACAAGGGTGATTACATAAAAGCAGGTTTTTATGTACAAAATAGTTATGACGGCAGTTCTCCTGTGAGAATGGGTATTTATGGTGAAAAAGTTGCGTGTAAAAATGGACAACTAAGTAAAGAATACTTACCTTCTATCAGAATAACTCATAACTTATCTAATAAAGATCTATATGAATCTGAAATAGACAAGTTAGTACAATTAGTAAGCCAATCTAAAGAATCTTTATTACAAATGGTTAAAGCTAGTAGCTTAATGAAAAATTCACTTATTGATATAAATGGAATAGCTCATTTAAGAATGGAATATCTTAATAAGATACCTACAAGTACATTTGGTAAAGTCATGGATCAATTCTTACCTCTTACCTATAATGATAGCGAAGTAGAATGGACAGTAAGTGACTTTTATGATTGCTTTACTAATGTATTGTGGCATAACAAAAATATGACACAAGCTCATATTGATCAGAACAGTTATGTTACTGATCAAATGATTAAGTTTGCAAATTTAGAATTAAAAGATGAGGCTATGGTATGAAAAACATAAATCAGTTAATTGAAGAAGGAACTATACAAGCAATTAATACAGTATTTGAAACAGAAGATTATGATCTGTTTCAAAACTGTCCTTTTAATAGAGATGTATTTCCCGATCATTTACAAAAAATAATGTTTAACATTCAATCTAAAGATTTAGGTGAAGGTGCACCAATCGTAGTAGATAAAAATTATGTTATCATTGACGGACAAACTAGGTTTGAGGCTAGGAAATTATTAAGTAAACCAATTCAATTTATACAAGTTGAGTGGTTAAACTTAGAAGAAGACATAGCTCTTTTAAATATAAGTCAAAAACCTTGGAGTCATTTAGACTTTTTGAATAGTTATAGTACTTTACATCTAGTTAAAAGTAAACACGAATATGAAAACTATACATTACTTAAAGACTTTATGAAAAAGTATGCACTTCCTATTGGTGTTGCAATAAGAGTGTTTCAATTAAGAAAAAATACAGCTCTTGCTAATAGACAATTTACGACAGGTAATCTAACTTGTCCTGATATAGAAAAATCAGAAGAGTTAATTCAATTTATGCAAGAGGCATTTGCTATTATCAATGTTACAATCAAACACTACCAACAAGCTTTGTGGTTTATTTTTGAAAACGAAGATATAGATAATGCTCTTTTCTTAGATTGTTTAAGAAATAGAAGAAATACTTTTCAACCCGGATTAAAATCAACTAAAGAATATATTAGATGGTTTGATGATTCGATAATCAATGGACAAACTTATTCAAGCTTTAGAAAATTAAATAAAACTTGGAAAGGAACAAAGCCTGTAAACTTTATAACTAATTTATATGAGAAAAATCTTAAAGCAGACAGACTCAGACAATTAGAAGAAGTTAATAAAGGTAATTACGACCAAGAACAAGCAAAACTTAAAGCTAAAGCTAGAAGGTTTTTTCAAGAAAAAGAAAATAGAAAAAATAATTAGTCCCTTAATTGACAGAGAGAGTTACTGAGTACTTAGGCCCTTCAGTATTAAATGGAATGGTGGAACATACACAGCTCTCTCTATTTATTATGAGAGTAACTATCGTGGGAATTAGCACAAACCATGGTGGCAACCTTTGCTCACTAGTTACTCTCTATATGTGTGATAACAAAGTAGCTTAGTAACTTTAGTTATAAGGTTTGTATAATTAAATATAGGGAAAGTTACTTTAATATACCCCGAGCCTGTCCTTTGTTATCACTATTTATTTGATACTCTTGGTGAAGTTCCTGTTACTGTAGTGATTTGTAATCGTAGCTACAGTTTATAAACAGCTTAATGCCTACTAGAAACTACAGGAAGGTAGGAGCCATGAGTATATTATTAAAGGAGGAAATAAATAATGCCTTGGTATTGTAGAGAATGCAATGCTCCATTATGGGGAAAGGAATTAAATAGAGTAAAAAAATCTTATTCATTCTTTTGTTTTATATGTACAAGAAAATTTGAAAAAGAATATGATGAATGGATAACAAGAGTAAACTCAAAAAATTATAAACTTAAAATAATATTAAGATATTATTTCAATAAATTATTTAGGAAATGGTGGAAATGATTAAAAAACATAAACATATATATGCTTCAAATGTTAAATGTAAAATATGTAAACAAACATTTGGAACAATACAAGCAATTAAGTTTAGAAATAAACTTTTAAAACAATACAATATTTTATTTAACAAAAACAAATGATTTTACCTAACTTTAGAAATTGGAATCGCAAAATATTAAAAGATATAATTGATCGTTGTAACACACAAGAAATTATTTACTTTGATATATATCTAAAAAATAATTTGCAATACAAAGCTTTTGCAATGGTAGAATATTACAAACCAAAAGAGAGAAATAAATGAGTAAAGAAATTGAAGAAGAAATAGAAAAAAATCCAATAGATTTTAAAATGGATATCGAACAAGCATTTGAACCTGACGATTGCATTATGGTCATGGAAAATATATTTTCAAATTCAATGGAAGATTTATGTCATGATTACCCTTGTAACGATTGTGTTACAAGGTTTATTAAAAATTATAAGAGAGGAATAAATGACTAGTCATAGTTACGATTCAACCTGCCCTAAGTGTAACAAAAGCATGGATTCATGGTCAGAGAAC